ATTATAACTATGGGAATAAAGAGTAACAAACAGCAGGGGCGTATTTATGTGAGTCCCCTTTCCATCCAGGGAGAGATAATTGTACTGTCGGGCAGTCCCGTGCAGACCTATGACAAGCAGCTGCGGGAATACAGCCCCGACCGGACCCTGACACCGCTGGTCATCGTGCCGAAGGTATCGGCGTTCGATGAGAAGACGGTATTCGGTGAAATGGAACTCACGGGGGTGGAGTGGTTCGAGGGCGCACCCCGTGACAAGTCGGCCAACCGCATCGTCGAGGGTGAGTATTACAGCATTTCCGACGG